GCCGGAAGGTTCATTGCAGTGAGCACAGCCTCAGGTGCAAAACCAACAACTATCAGACGCTGCGCCATAAGAATACGCTTATCCATCTCAGCGATATTCGCGGCATCCAGAGACACGTTAGCCAACGGCACACGGTAAACTTCTCCACCATCAACCGCGCGCATATCCTCAAGCCGGTGCACGTCATTGATCGACAAGAAACCAGACTGAATACCAGTCGAATAGGCGGCATATCGTTCAGTCAAGTTAGCGCGCAGCAAACCATCAACGTTGATCTTTAAGAACGCTTCACCCGGAAGCATCGTTGAATAAGCGGTTTCAATTTTCGCAATGTACGGCAGCAGCGTGTAAGAAATGAACGCCCGGTTGTTTTCCTCAGCTGACGCGTAAGACATTGAACCCGGTTCAGTGGACTGCAGCAAGAACGGGGGGATGCGGAAGATCCGGCAAATCTCCTCGAGACTGAAACGCCGTGACTCAAGCATCTGTGCTTCTTCAGGGTCCACGGAAGTTTTCATGAACTTTGCGCCACCTGAGAGGATGCCGGGCCGGTGTGCTTTCCGCCAGCCTTTGTGTCCTTGTTCCCAACCGTCTTGCAGCGCGCCGGCTTGTTCCTTCGTCAGTTCGTAAGGAACCTCGATGACGCCCTGTGTGCTGGAACCGCCGCCGAAGAACTGCGCGCTAAATAACTCGAGCGCCTTCGTCAGACCAAGTGTTTCCCGTAGTTCGTTGATCCGTGACACGCCACGCAGCGCACCGGGCTTACGCATCTCCGTGATATGAATGACTTCATCTTCAGTGAGAATAAACTTGCCGTTGTCCACACTGAACTCAATGCGGCCCATGCTGTTACGCCGAACGATGACACGCTGCGGGTCCAACACAGTCAACGCAACGATGTCACCCTGCGCGTTGTAAATCTTGCGCGTGAAAGAGTTACCGTCAACAAGCAGTGACACCAGAAGGGTCTGGTAATGGTCAACACGCTGATAGGACTTGTCAGGTTCAGGGTTATCCACCCAGCGCGGCTTCGGTCGGTACGGTCTGCGCTCACCATCGAAACGGTAGAACGTATCCACTGGCAGGGTAGAAATCACGTCACTGATCAAACGGATAGCCGCATACACAGGGGCAATGGTCAGACTGTTCTGCTCAGAAATGGTGACACCAGAACGAGTACCAGACGGGATCGGTTCACCCATCTCAAACAGTTTCTGAAAAGTAATAGCGCGCTTCTCGAAAAGGTTATTCAGCATTTGCGCGCTCCAAAGCAACACCAATCAGGACAAAGGACAAACCAAGAGAAACAAACCCGGCAGGAACATTGAACAAGAACACACCAGCATTGAACGAACCGAATCCGAGCAGTTGCAAAATACCAGCCACGTTCACTCCTAGAAGAAAGCCATAGGCACAGGATTATCAGGAACAGCCACTCGAGTGACAGCACGCTCTACGCCCATCACTGCAGCAACCGCAAGGTCAATACGTCGAACACTTGACTTCGTTTCCTTACGGATACGAGTACCGCGTGAGTCTTGTGACAGCACAGCGTTGCTTATATGCCTAGTCAGTGCAGGGTTACCGTCGTGAGTTAACTGGCGGGTCAGAACCATATCTGTGAAACGTTTCGTTGCTGGCGTCATCCGACTAGGCGACTGCGGAAACTCCGTGACAGGTAAACCTTCATCCGCGAGAACCTCGAGAGACCTAGCCCACAAGTGAGGGTCAGCAGTTATCTCAGCGACACGCCAACGGATGCAGCACTGCCGGATCATATCTTCAACGTCAAGGATCGGGGCACGCCAACCAACAGAACCGGGGGGCTGCTCCCAATGACCAGCAACCACAATATGTGGGAAGTCAGAAAGTTCAACAGCGATCAGCGCAGTCGAGTCACCACTGAACGAACCGTCAAGGGCTAGAACAACATCAGCACCGTCAGGAATAATCCTTGACACGTGACATTCATCCCAAGCAACTTGCGGCAACCATTGTCCCTGCAGGGACACAGGCCGGTTGAACCAGTAGCGTTCCCATTCAGCTGACGTAACCTGCGGGTCATCGTAACTGTCAGCGATTGCCTGCAGATCCATCCAGTCACTTGCCGGCCCATAAACTTGACGCAAACCGTTGATCCGGTCGCGTGGCTTCGTAGCATCAAACTTCGGCTCAGCCTGCTTATGGTCAAACATCAAACCAGCATCAGCAACACGCTTCTCAACAACACCCTTAGCATACTCGTGCGTCATCTCAGCCACAGAAGTTTCACCGGGCGCGTACATCGTTGAAGTCTCAAACAACCAACCAGAAGCAACCTTCCGCTTCAACAGGTTACGTGCAACGACCTGATGCAACCGCTTCAACCTAGGCAGCACCCACAGATGCGTCTCATCACAAACCACAAACGTTGACTTGCCACCGTCCTTAGACGAATCAGCTGCAGACTCAGGTGTGATAGAACCGCCCTGCGGAAGAATGATGCGAGTCAAACCAACATCAATACCGGGATACTCAGCACGCAAAGGTTCAGACGTTGAACAGATGTACCGCACAGCGTCATAAGTGTTCCCCGCCTGAGATAACTCTGTCGCGAAACACAACACTTCAGGGCGCTTCACAGGGGCACCAACAGGTTCACCCTCATCGAAAACATAACCCCACGACGACACTTCACCAGCCTCAGCGAAATGATGAAACCTGACCGGGCCAACAGCCTCAGCAACAGCAAGAAACGCGGCAAGCTCAGACTTCGCGCGACCCTTCGGCCTCGAGAGAACCGCGCGGCGGATCTTCCGCTTCCCAGCAGAATCAACCGCGTAAGCCTTCACAATGAAAGCAGCAAACTCATCATCCAAAAAAACAGGGTCACCCTCAATGTCACCCGGGCCATGAACAAGGAAATGCTCAACCCAATCAATCAGCGCAAAACCAAGACTATTCATTGACGACAGCTACAAGGCGCGCCTTCCGGTCACTATCAACCGGACGTGAAGCCTTCACCGCCGCATCCTCAGCAGTCACCTGCAGACGAAGCCTCATACGATCCTCAGGCGTGGCACCGAACTTAGCAACACGCAAACGAAGTTCACCAGCAACCGACAAACTGCCAGACCAAAACTCTTGGTGCAGCATTGCCGTATCCAGCAGGAAATCCCAATCAGACTCAGTGAACGTTTGCGCCTGAGGGGAACGCCGCCACGTCAACCACCACTTAGCGGTCTGCACAGTCCACGGGATCGTGTCAGGAAGATCCGGTCCACGCAGCACACCATCAGCAGCAACAGGAACAAACTCAGCAGCACGACGAGCAGTGTCATTCGGTCTGGAACGTTCAGGCTTAGGCGCAGGACCACGACCCGGCATAGCAACTCCAATGGCAGGATGTCAGAAAAAAATCAGATCAAAGAATCAACCAGCGGCTGAATATCAACCAGCCCACGACCAGCACCACGCCAACGCCGCCCAGTGACAGTCATATAACGGCCACGGTCGTACACCTCAACACCGTCACGACGCACACCCTTACCCACCGAAGCCAAACCCCACACATGCAAACCAGTACCAGACGGAGAAACCTCAACGTAAGCACCAGCAGAAGCAGCAAGAACACCACGCGCAAGATCAGTCAAACGACCGTCAACAATGCAATGATCCAAGTCAATGCACGCAATCCCATCACCATTCAACACAAACCCGACACCACGCCCACAACCTCGAGCAGCCTCAGCAGCAGTCACAAACGAAACCCACGAACCGGGATCAGTAGAAGAAGCAGTAGACCCATCCACACGACGCGGGATCTTACGGTCATCAAACAAAACCCAACGCGGCAAATCCAGAAGCGCTCGAGGAATCTGACCACGCAACTCACGAAACGCGTACACCCTGCAGCGACCAGAACAAAAAACAGCATCCGACCGACGAGCTGCAAACAAAGAATCACAATAAGCGCACAAGTTCATAGACCAAAACTACCACAGCAAACGTGTAACGGCTATTTAATCTCGCGCCAATCTAAGCCACACACAGCCACAAACCCACACCCAAACCAACACCAACACCAACCAGTTCACAAACCAGCCCCAGCGTCCACCACAGACCCGCACAAACCCCAGTCCTACACACGCAAGACTTAGGGTAACAATCGGTCTC